TAGCGATTTGGACTTGAACAATCGTGTAAGTGTCACCCCAAGCGTTTAATTCGCCTGATGGGTAAGATACTTCACGGCCTAGACCTACTACGCGAACTTGTCCTTGAACAGTGGTGGAAACGGGAGTTGCCAACAATGCTGTAGTGGAGAAGCCAGCGCCGCCTGTACCAATGGTATAGCCGTCGGTTACAGTTGAACCCGCGGTTGTATCAAAGTTGTACTGACGACCGATGTAGGCGGTTGTTGCTGAACCGTTTACTTGTGCCTCGTAAACCAATGCTGGGTCTGCGAAGATCCAGAATAGGATTTCAGTAGCTGCGTCTAAAGTTGTTTTAGCTGCAGATTTGCCGACAGTGCGACGGCCTTCAGCGGTTGTATATTCTACACCGTTAAATACGCCGTATACTGTGCCAGAGGCAGCGGTTTGGTTTGCAATAGTTAATTGGCCCGTAGCGGTCAAGCTCACTGGTTGGTACTGGAAAAAACTTTCACCAGAACCTAAAGAGTAGGGAGCTGTAAATGTACTACCCGTGACAAAAGTGTTAGTTCCAACGAATGGAACGGCACGATCGAGGCCACTTGGGTGATACACAGGCTTCAGACCAAAGGGTTTAAATGTTGTAGACATTTATGTTTTTCCTTTGTTAATTTTTGAAGAATGTTATTGGAAACGAACATTTTTATTATTCGCTTTTGCAGTGTCCTTTTCCATTTCCAAAAGACCACCTTCAAGAACTGAACGTCCACCTTTATTACCCTGCGCCGTGTCGCGAACTGACGCTGTAATATTACGTTGGTGTTCAAGCGGATCCTCCAGGTGGAGCATACGCATTACTTCTTGATAAATGTCCTCAGGTAACTTGAAGAGCACCATTTCGTTACAACTAACACAGCCTTCAAACTTGCCCGAGCTCATTTTGCCTAGTCCTTCAAAGCCTTTTCCTAATTCGGAAGCTTTAACTGGCTCATAACCCAACGCCATACGTTTGTCGATACTGTCGTAAGTATTGGTTGTTGACAACCAACACAAGTGCATCCCAGGAATAATTCCCCCGGGAAGATCGGGCAACGCACTATTTGCCCACTTGTCTCTAAACGCATCAAGGCGTTCACGACGTGCAATGTCATCAGGAGCGGCTGTTGTAGCGCGCTCAATTACTTCTTGTGCTCTATCGGCCATGCGGTCGTCCAAGTCACGTTTAATTCTTGTATTTGCCATTTTAATTAACCTTTATTTTGACGATCATACGACGCATAAGCGCGGATCATTTTGTTTCGTTTATTTACATCATCCCATGAACCAGCGTCTTTAATTGCCTGTACACGTTCACGACTTAATGTGATGGTGCCTGACTTAGTGCTAGTTTCTGCAACTCGGCTTGAGGCTGTTGGGCCTGCTGCGCGTCTGCTGCTAGTGCCTTTTGCTGTATAGCGGTGTGGCAAACGGGATTGCAAACGATTATCTAACTCTTCCCAGTATTCGGAATCACTGGGATCCCAACCATCTGAGGCAAGTTCTTGGTCAACTACTTTGGCAATTCTACTATCTGTATCTCGAGCATCCGGGTCATACCAAGTATTACGTTTTAACCATTTAGTAGCGTTCTGTTGAACTTCTGTGCTAATTGGGTTAGGTACGTTTTGTCTTGGTGTTTTGGCTTGATCGAGTTGTTGTTTTTTAAAATATTGGGCTTGTTTTAAACGATCTTTAGCTTCGGTTAATTGGTCCAAGTATTCCATCTGTGCTTCTACGTCATTAGATTGAGCTGCTTGCAGCATCTTCATTTTGGCATACTCGACACGGGTAGCTTCGTCTTCCAAAGCCTTGTCAATCTGCGCAAATTTAAAAGATGACGCTGTATTTTCTACAGCAGCTAAACGTCTTGCTAAATCTTCGTTTCTTTTTTCTAATGCACTAATTTTGTGTTTAGCGGAGGCTTCACGTTGCTTTTGAAGTTCTTTCTTTAGCCTACGTTCTTCTCTACGCGCTTCGCGAATCTTTTCGCGTTCGCCTTCTGTTTCTTCTGAATCAGAATCATCAGAGCTAGACTCTTCGTCTTGTTGCTCGTCTTCTTCATCAGACTCGTCAGAAGTTTTTTTAACTTCTTCTTCGTCAAACTCTTCTTCGTGTTCAACCTTGGCTACAACTGTGCCGTCTTCACGTTCCTTAATGGGAACGTCTTTTTCATTTTCTGTCATATGTACTTTCTACAAAGTTAATCTATAAACGCTTTCATTTTCTGCGCATATTCAAACGACTTAATGCGAGAAATAATTTCACGAGCCTGTAACGTAATGAACACCACTGGTGATCCTTCGTCTTCTGGCTGCACAACAAAACGGTCGCCGCCGTACTTGATAGTACGTACTAGATCGCCTTCTTTACACCAAGGGCCTTCTGGCCATTGTGTTAAGTCTGCATCTAGGTTACGGTATGCTAGTGGTCCAACTTGCACCACTTTTGCTACTGTTTCGTTGAATCGTAACGTTTGTTTGGTTTCATCTACCAAGATGATTCCGCCTTTACTGGTTGACTTTTCGCGCCTTAACTGCACAAGCACTCTGTCTCCAGCTACATCAATACCAGTATCAATTACAGGAAAACATTCTTGTTCTGTTCTTGTATCTGGCTCATCATTACTTTTTATATCAAACACTGTTCAGTGCTCCTTTAACCTCTACAGGTCTTCTTCGTCCTCCGTCAATATTTCATCAACAATGGCTAGGGTCAAGTTTAAACCTTCTATGACACCTATTAACCGCTGATAATCCTCAAACGTATGTACGTTTGTCCCGGCAGTGACGGCTTCTGCTAGCTTTTTCTTTTCAGATCGTACTCGATCTATTATTTCAGATATAAAGTCCTTCATAATCTTACTAATGCAAAGATATGAAGGTTTCCGCCCTTAAATCAATAAAAATTACCGCCGCCAATGTCTTTTAGATTTTTATCTGGTCCGACTTTGCTTGAACGGGCTGGTTTGCCTTTGACGGCGTTGTTAGAACGTTTAGATCCGGATGCTCCAGTATCTAATTTGCACTCTGGGCCGCCGCCAGATGATAGCTTACCAGTTTCTTGGTATGTTTGACGAAAGCCTTGTAAATTTTCGGCCATTATATTGCTCCTGTTGGGGGTATTGTTGGTTGTGGTGCTGCTGCGGGTGCTGCGGGTGCTGCGGGTGCTGCGGGTGCTGCTGGTTGTGGTGCTCCTGCTGGTGGCATAGCGCCCATTTGCTCCATGCCAGTTTGCTGCATTTGTTGTTGTGCTTGTTGTTGCGCTTGAATCATTTGTTGTTGGTGCTCTTGGTCTGCTTGAGCAGATTGCTGAGCCGCATCTAATTGAGCTTTTGCATAATCTGTTTTGCTTTGCATGGCTCGTTGTTCTACTGTAATGCCATGTTGGCGAATGTCTGCCTGTGCTTGTCTAGATGCTTCTATAGCGGTCATGTTTTGCTCATGCGCCATTGCTTGTTGTTCTGAACTAAGTTTCATCTGAGCGTTAATGGCTGCTACGCGTTCTTTAGATGCGTTGTTAATGTCTGCAATAGCAATTTGAGTAGCTGTTTTGTTAGAGTCAATTTGCGTTTGAGTTTCGTATCTAGATTTAAGATCCAATACCAAACGCTCCAGCTCAGCAATTTTAAGATCGTAGTCTTGCTGTTGTTTTTGCGCATCAAGTTGCATACGTGCCTGTGCTTCTTGTTGTTTGCGTTCTGTTTCAGCCATTTGTGTTTTAAGAATAACTTGGGCTGTTGGGTCGGCTTGTGCAGCAGCTTGCGCTTGAGCTTGTTTGCCTTGTTGTACTTTTTGGGCCAGCTGTTGGATCTGTTGGATAAACGGTTCCATTATTTGCTGCGAGTCTTGATTAACCATTTGTGAAGCAAGAGCCAAAGCTTGTTGCGATTCTAAGTCAAGTGGTTTTTCTTGGTGCAACTCAAGCACATCGCGGCCACCAGATGCTTCTGCCACGTAACCACGCATAGACTGGAGGTAGTGTAGTGTTAAGTGTTGCTTAATATGCTCCAAAGCATTAGGAGCAAAAATAGGGCCGATAACAGGGTTACCACCATATGCTGGGTTTTGAGCGTATTCAAGGTGAATCTTTATGTGAGAAATGTGATCTTGGTCTGGGTACGCTGCGGCTGGACGACCCATAGTCATTCCTACGTTTTCAAGCGCAGGGTTAGATTCTTTAGCGCCCAGTGGGTTTGGTAGAACCTCGTCAATGTTAGGAATCTTTAATTGCTGCATAACGCGGCGATATACACCACGTATATCAAACATGCCAGGGCTTGTTTGATTTGCAGCAGTAGCCATCTGAAGAAGGGCTTGGTTCTGAGCAACACGTTGTGTCTCAGAGAAGATGTTGGGGTCTGATACTGGGCGTACGTCGTTGTTGTAAGCAAAATCACGAACTTCAACTGGGGTGCCAGACTGATTGTCCATGTCCTCTAAATACCAATGATTTAGACGGGAAATAATTGCCAGTGACTTAGCTTGGCTGCGATGCAAACGGGCATGGATGGCAGAAAATACTTTTGCACCTTGCTCAATCAGAGCTTGGGCTGTGCCAACCGGCATATTGTTGTTTGCTTCGCCAATCTTTTCTTCAGAGGTAGTTACAACGCCTTTTGCTGCGCTGGTTAACCAACCCATCAATTCCATTAATACGCTTGATGGTGGATTGAATGGCATGGCCATTGCAATCTTACGTACGTCGTCTACTCCGGGGGCGCCTTCAATTTCAATTACTTGTGTTGGTTCAATTCTGTCGGATTGCCCACCAATTCGTCCGCCTTTAAGTTTAAGAAGCGTCTGGCTGTTGTTGATATGAGCAGCGTCAAGAAGAGCACGAAGAGCACCGGTAAGAGCAGCACTAAGCCCACCAATGAGATGAGGTAGTCCAATAGCGTACGCTCCACGCCAAGGAATGAATTTAAACTCGACATACCAGTCGAGCTTTTCGAGTTTCTCATCGTTAGCTTCCCAATTGCGATAAAGACCAATTACGTCGCCCGTGGTCTCATCAATCATCATAATGTATGGAGCACGACGACCGCCTGTTTCTTTGTCGTCATCCAAACGCATAAAGCAGGTAATTTCGTAAATACGACGCAGACCATCTATGTTTTTAGACGGTTCAGACCTACCTTCAATTTTATCGTTGGCTTCTTGGCTGCGGGTCTGGTCCGTAAGCGGAGCATCAGAGGTAAACGTTGAGTCAATATCGCGATAGATACCTTGCTCAATACGTTGCAAAAAAATGTCTTCTGTAATGTCTTGTACTTCAGTTACACGTGGAGATGTGTAAAAGTTTGTAGTTGAGTACGGAAGAATAATGTTGTCAATTGGCACCCATTCGCATAACGGACGTTTTTGCTCTTCGTCAAAACGCCATTTAAGGAATTGTGAACCGCCGAGGGGTAATTGAGTGAGCAATTGCTCCATCTCATCACGGTACTCGGCAACTTGTTCTGTTAACTGCCAATTCATAAAAGAAACTTTACGATCCGCAGTTTCTTCTTTTAATCTGTCTGAGTTACCTTTAACATTAGATTTAACTAACCCGTCTGGAGGCAACAATTCTTTTGAGGCGCTGGCTGCAAAGTCAACGCAAGCTTCAGCCATAACTGGGTGAACGACTTTGGAGGCTCCATCAAAGGTTGCGCCTCCGGGCGCGTCCTTACCCAAACCGGTACGGCGTAATCCTTCTTCGTACTGTTTGTCACGTTGCTTACGTGCTTCTTTATCAACGTCAATGTAATCAAGGTAATCGTTAGCCAACGAAAGAAGAACATCTTCATCAAATACTTCTGCTAAATTTTCATAAAACTCAGGGTTTTTACGTGGGCCTTCTTTTGGCGTCATGTTAATAACAACAGAGCCGTCTTCTAATTCAATAATTTCTTCTTCAACTTCTTGGGGTTCTAATCCCAATGCTTCTTCGTAATAATCCATTTCCACATCTTGGGCTTGCGCTTTTTCGATGTTTTCCTCGGTTTCTAAACCGGGTAAGTTATTGCCAATTTGCATCGGAATTTGTGGATTTACCATGTTTTATTTAAAAATGTTGTTCCAGGCTTTTATTAAAACTGGATTAGAATAAGGGTCGCTGTTTGCAGATTTAGGGGCGGCGGTTTTATTGACAAATATTTCTGCTTGCATGTCTTTAGGAGACAGAACGTGTTTGCCCGCAGCAAAACGAGGAATTATGCCAGATTCTTGCATTAACTTTTGTTGGGGCGTCATTAGCAGTCCCTCACTTGCGGGGTGCATTCCTGCGTCTTCCATTAATAGCTGTTTTGGGGTTTTTAATAAGTCCATAATACTACTAATGCAAAGAAAAAGGGCAATCCGCCCTATTGAGCATATGGGTTAACAAACTTCTTACCGTACGTGTCATCTGCGTAGTCATAATCACGTGCTGGCAGCGGATCTAATTGAATCCAACCCGAATCCCTAAGGACACGCAAGGATTGTGACAGTGAGTCTACGTAGTCATCATGTCCCCCTGCTTCTGGAAACGAACACACTTGACGGATAAACCGTTTAGCCCAGCTAGCAATTTCGCCTTCTTGTTTGGGTTCTTCTGGGATCCAAACTTTACCCTTAGCAACAAGCGGCGCTACAATGTTTAAACGCTGGACTTTATCTGCCCGTCCCGGGTTGTATCCACGCACAGGTACACCGGCGCTTTGCAATTCCTGGATTAAGGATATACCAGCAGATTTATCTTCCATAAGAATTAAATCAGCTTTACGTCCTTTACCAAAAGTATTGTCCGCTCCGTACACAACTTCTTTAAAGTCTTCAATAACTTTACGGCGCAGCTCAGGATATGACAGATGGGCGTCCCATGCGTCTAATAAAATAATTGCCGTACCGGCATCAACCTGCTCAAACACACCCCAAATTGTACATGCCGTAGGGTCGTTCATAGTTTTTTCGCTGGTTGCCGGGTCGTAGCTGGCAATTACGTATTCTAGGTCTGGTGTTGGTTTTTCCGATGGCCACAGTTTAAATTGTTTGCGTTTAATGATACCGGCAGATTCTGGATCCAGTATCTCACCATATATTTCTTGTCTTCCAATGTCAGTTCCGTCATACGTTTCAAGTTGTTTGAAAAAAGTCTCTGAAAGGTTTGCTCGGTTGTCGTAGGAGCTGGCATTTGATACATAGACGTCCCCACCTACTTTTCCTTCGTTAATATCAACGATGAGTTCTTTAGGTTTTGGCGTTGTTGTAATAATCTGTTGGACTCTTGGGATTCGAGGGTCCTTAAGACGCAAGGTGAACTGAACGCCATCGTACGCATCATCGATGTAGTCGAAAGCGCACAGCTCGTCAAACCAAGCCCCGTGATACTGTTTGCCTCGATATCGTTCTGGTTCTGAAGCGGGGATGCCTTGGATAAGGGAACCGTTAGTGAGTGTAATTTCAAAGAGGGATTTGTTGTAATCCCGGATGAGGGACTTGGGAATAATATTAAGGAGTCCGGAATCTCCCTCAAAACAAGTTGCTCGTATGTCGTTAGAGGTTGGGGCGGTAACGAGCCAACGGGTGTTGTCAAACATCCAAGCACGAATACCAATCCAGTGGCTAGCAGTGTGCGTTTTACCAGACCCGCGGCCGGCAAGCATAAGAAACGTGTCATATTCACCATCCTCTGGTTCCCTTTGGTGTGGAAGAGCTTGTATTTCCCATTTAACTCGCCACATAGTGGCTTCAAGCTGTTGTGCGGGCCAGTGTTTTCGGGATTCTGCAAATTTTTTAAGAGTTAGTTCTTGTTTAGGTGTTAGCATGTGGCAATAAACCCCTCCCCCACAAGAATTGTGTTATCCGGTGCGGTTGTTTCAATGTGCACACACAACTGGTCTTGTATTTGGGCAACATTAGTGATGTACCTACGTGCCTGATGCACACGAATGGGTGGAGAGCTTTGGTTTTCTATTAATTTTACCTGTGATTTAAAAGAAATGGTGTAATAACTGTATGTATCATCATATATGACAGTTGATCGATGTCCAAGAGACTCTACTAAACCTTGGATTTGTAATATTGTACCATAATGGCTAGAAGTTATACGAA